ATAAAGCCTAAACCTGTCATTCGCTGTGCTGTTAGTGGTATCTAAAACGACAACAAAATGATACCAAGCAGATGTGTCACGGAAAACACGGTTAGTCATAAACCTGTCATCTTCACCGTCAGTTAAGTAAACACCAAAGTTATCCGCAGCGGCGTTAGATGTTGGATTGAAAAACCCAAAAATAGTAAGGCTTCTTCCAAAAATAGTACCCCTAGCAGGTTGACCAGCGGCAAGATTTCCACGTTTAACCCAGCCACTCCAAGTCCACGTTGTAAGGTTGCCAGCAGCAGCCGGTGTCCAGCTTAGATACGCGCTGCTTCCATCTTCAAAACGCAAGCTGTCGTTGATTTGATAGCTACCCCCTCCTGATGCGTACATCCATTGTTCTGAACCTACGATACTCATATTATTCTCCTATGCAAAAGCAAGCTGTGGCGTACCAAGCAGAATGCTATCTGTGGCTTGTACTACATATGGCACAATGTCTACAGCGTTAGCACCTGCTGAAAGTAGTAAACCTGACCCACCAGCAGTTTTATAATTAGTATCAAGAGAGACTAGCCTATTTCCTGTTGCATCCTGAACGAATACAAAGAAACCAGACTGTCCTAGCTGTTCTGTTGTTGGATTTACTAGGGTGATATCACTTGTTAAAGTTAATACAAAGTTTTGATTAGCTGCAAAGTCCAGCGTAGTGTTACCTGTAATACTTGCAGTACTTGTGGTAGCTACTGCTGTGCCTGTAACTGTCACGCCTGTGGCTGTGGTTTCAAACTTAGCAGCATTGTCGTAATAAAGCCTAACAGCACCATCGGTGAGAAACTCACCCATAAACTCTGTTGTGCCTTTTTGCAAAAACACACCAGCACCATCTGATGAAAGCTTTAGATTGCCAACACCTACGTCAGAAACCCAAGATGAACCACCATCGTGATAAATCTGAAGGTCACTGCCAGCACCAAAGATGGCCTTGTCGTTGTCGCCAAAAGACACGTTACCACTAGCGTCAACGCTTAGTTGGTCATGGTTAGCAATACCAAGGCTAGTCAGTGTCGGAGTGCTAACAGGTAAGTTTGTAAGGTTTGCGCCATCACCTGTGAAGCTAGTAGCTGTAACTGCGCCTGTGAAGGTTGCGCCGGTAAGCATTGCTGCCCCAGCGGCTGTAACATTGGTTGCGTCTGTTACGTCTGCTGATGCTTCGATACCGTCTAGCTTTGTCTTGTCTGTGGCAGATAATAAACCTTCAGCAGACGTAGTAGCTGTTGTGTAGGTCGTATCGTTGTCGGTACTGGAAACCGTAAGTGTATTGGTGCTTGTGTCGTAGGCTACTGTGGTTGCACCAGACCCAGCGAAAGCCACTGTGTCGGTCGAAGCTATATTCTCTGAGTTAGTACCATCTGAGACAGTCCAGCCTGTGTACCCTGCCGGCAAGCCGGTCAACTGAGAACCATCGACCGCTGGAAGCCTTGCAGAGCCGTCTAGCTGCACTGCGTTGTTAGCAGATGTTCCAGTGTCCAAAACAGCTGCTGTACCTAGTCCAAGGTTGGTTCGAGATACCCCAGCGTCACTAAGGTCACTTAGGTTATTCACAGCAGTTAACGAACCGCCAGAGGATGCGTAAGCTGCAACCCATGCTGACCCATTATAAACCTTCATTATGCCGTTTGTGTCGTCCCAGAACAGCGTTCCGCTGACTAGTGTATTACCATCGTTGTCGGTTGTAGGTTCGCCGCCAGATGTGTTTTTAGAACCTAGATATTGGTCTGTGAAATCATCTAGTGCGTTCTCAGCTGCTGTTTGTGCATTTACAGCCAAGACTTTTGAGGCATCAGCCTTTGCGGCATAGTGCAACGCTGAGTAGCCTTGGGTAACTCCATCACTCAACGTGTACTGGCTGTCTTCAGCCGTAATCGCAAGTTTACTCGCGTCATCTTTTGAGTTTGAGGCATCAGTCGAATGACCAGACGCAGTTGTTGCGTGGCCGGATGCGGTTGTTGAATGACCAGAAGCAGTCGTTGCGTGACCAGAGGCGGTATTAGCATGGCCCAGCGCAGCTGTGGCATGACCGGATGCCGTGGTAGAGTGACCGGACGCGGTATTTGCATGGCCCAACGCAGTTGTGGCATGACCGGATGCGTTGGTTTCAGACGCGGCAGCATTAGTTTCTGATGTTGCTGCCGCAGTTTGGGACGCAGCGGTTGTAGTTACATAACCGTTTAGTGTTGTTACAAGAGACTGCACTTGTTGTGGGTTTGAGCTCACAACTTGAAATACGGAACTAATTGGCATCTGTTTTTACCTTAATTTAAAAGATCTTGTTCAAAGTTGAACGATGGTTGAACAGACGCATCAGCTGACAAAGAGTCTGTGGCGTTAGCCAGTGAGGCGACATCTGCATAAATCTTATTGTATACGTCTTCAAATTGAGGTTTGCGCGAGTCATTAAAATAATCAGCGGCGTACATGACTGCTGCATAAACAACTAAATCTGGGCAAGACACAGATAAAGTATTTGTGTCTGTGTTGTTTACAAGCGGCGTGTCGTCTGCAACATACATCACCCAAAATTTATGACCTGCTTGAGGTTTTGGTTTAAGCTCAAACGTGTTTTTGACACGTGTGTAAAACTTTGGCTCGCCGGCAGCTGGATGCTTTTTGCTCAAATCTAAAAACTTGCTAAGCGGAACGCGCGCTAAAATGCGCTCTTCGTCAAAAATGTAAATAAGTTCAAGAAAATCACCTTGAATATAGTATGTGCCTGTCGTGCTATCAAAAATAGCAGGCGCGGTTGTGCCAGCAATAATTTCGTGTTTTTGTTCAAGAGAAGGTAGGCGTAATGTTCTTAGCAGACGGCGTTGCGCTTGTGTAACAAACGTCGCTGCAAGAGCGTCGGTGCAGTCATTGCGGTTGATTAGGTCAATGACGTCTTGCTTAAGGTCTGCAAAAGTTGCCATGTTAGATCCTCTTAGAAGTCGTTATAAAATGGTCCATGTCGTGTGTTTTAAGCCACTTAACAATGTCTTTGATTGGTGCTTTGTAAACGTCGACACCCTCTTTGAGCATCTGCTCAACAATGACAACTGGAATAGATGCCATTTTGAGCATTTCACCGCTTTGGGTGTATCCACCAGCCGTCTTTTGATTTTGAAGTTCTTGTAAAAAATCTGATGAGATTTCTTGGCTTTGGGTTCGATACAAACCGTCAGCATCTTGGGCGACTGCCATATTGGTGTCGATCAATGTTTTATTCATTATATCTCCTTGAAAATGAGTGCGAGTGCCCTCCGTAAGGAGAGCACAACCGGAGGACACCCGCACAAACTTGACTAGCTCAGATAGCGGATCAAGCCTGAAGCCTTGTAGTTGGTGTGCTTCAGACCATACTCGGTCACCATCATGTGCATGTCTGCGTCACCTGTCTTCGCGAGAAGCTCACGAGTCATTGGGCGTAGTTCGCAGATCTTCCAGTTTGCTGGATCGTACATGAGAGCTACTGATGTCTTCATAAAGCGGTTCATTACGACACGCTGCTCACCATAAGGTGAGATGTAGACGTCAACGACGTTCATCAGTGTGCGTCCACCGTTTACGAAGTGCTCTTGGCGTGCGTTGCCTGAGCCGACTGCAGAGCGTGTGAAGCCAGCGATGACAGTTGAGTCGGCTGGTTTGATCATCAACACTGATGCTTCTGCACCTTCGTCATATAGCTTTTGGCCTAGGTTCAAGATGTCTTGCTCAGAAAGCGCAGCTGGTGTACCAGAAGTGCCTGCATCTTCAATGACGGCTGAGTTGATAACGTCGACAGAACCTGCGTCCTGACCGTGTACGTTAGCAGTCAAACGAGCTGTTGATGATGTACCAGCAGCAGCGTCATTGCCATTTGTGGTGCGATCGCCAACAAGGTTAAATTCAATGTCACGCTTAAATTCTGCAGCTTTCTTTGAAAGTTGATATGCAGTCTCTTGTGCCCGTCCGTAAGCGTCGATAGCATCTGCAGTCGCTGAGATCTTGATAGTCTTTGACTGGATCTGAGTGTAGTTCGACCGCATTACGGTTGGTGTCAAAGTCAGATCTGCAGCAGTGAAGCCTTCGACCTCAGCATTTTCTGCGGTTGCAGAAAGTGAGTCTTCTTGCCATTGGTACAGAGTGTTTTTGACAGACTCTTTGCCAATTGATGACAGGAAAGGTGTAGTTGTAGGTGAAATGTTTGAAATGATATCGGAAATATCTTCTTTGATTCCGATCTGATTGTACGTGGTATATGTAGCCATTGATTCCTCTTATAGGGCTAAAGATTAGTCACTAGCAGACCATCGCGCTAAAAATGCATCCCTTGCCGCGTCAGTTGTGCCAGACTTAGCAAGAGCATTCATTGCTTGCTGCTTGGTCCGTGTGGCTTGGCTTTGCGGTTTAGTTGCACCAGGTTTAAGTACTCGTTGAGGTGCTTTAGTACGTTTTTTGACGGCAACTTGTTTGCCTTGATCGTACTTCATAGCTTTCAACACCAATTTGATGGCTGCTGGATCTACAAGTTGATCGATGTCTTGCTGGCTAATGCCTTGGCTAACACCATATTTTCTGATCTTGTTGTAAAGATCCTCTGACCAATCAGGGATTTCTTTTTGTAGAGTGTTGATCGCTTCCTCAGCTCGCTGTTTCAGTTCCTGCTGGCGAGTTGATTGGATCATCTCCAAATACTTATCTGACTCTTGATTAAGAAATTGGTAGTCGTCATATGCTGCCTGAGCTTCTTTGCGAAGTTGCGCAAAGTCTTCAGACTCCATTTGACGAGAGGCTAGCAGCATATCAATCTCTGCGTATGGCTTCAGCTTTTCCTCAGCTTTTTCCAACAGGGACTTCAATACAACTGCGTTCTTCTGTACCTCTTGATCAAGAGTTTTGCGTAGTTCTGCTACTTGTTGAGATTTTTTAGTAAGCGACTTTTCTTGACCGTATAATCGTTTCAAGTCTTTAACAGATACTTCGTATTCGTCTTCTCCAACTTTGACTTTGGTGACAAGATCATCAGCTGCTAATTCAACTTCATATTCTTCGTCATCATACTCTTCATTTAGATCGACGTCATCGAGGTCTATTTCTTCACTTTCGACAACTTCATAGTCTTCAACATCCTCTGCGCTTTCGCTTACTTCTTCGTCAGAGTCTGTTTCGCTTTCATCCGCGAGTTCCGATGTCTCCGGTTCTGGAGAGTCTTCCCAACGTTTCATAAAAGCATTGATTGCGGTGTCCACTGATGGACCTTCAGGGTTCTCGGAGACGCTATTTTCAGTAGTCTCGGACATATATTACTCCTTTGCCGAAAGGATCTGATTTTTCATCATCACCTTCTGGTTCAATGTGTTAACGATTTCTTGCATTGCCCGCGCAGAATGATAAGCGACTTCGCGCTCATCTTTTTGTAGCGGATCAGTAGAGAAAAAAAGGCTTACATATTGATCGAGTAAGCCGTTGACGGTTTTAGTAAACGCGTCATTTCCGAGCAGCATCTCTGCTTGAGTACCCTGCTCAATTAGTTCTTGATCTTCCATAGTCTCTCCTTGACCAAATTAACATTTCCAGCGGCGCCTGGCTGCTTTGCCTCTTTCACCTGTCCAGCTTTTTGATCTGGCACAAAATGATTTGCGGCGCTTTGCAGCAGCGCTACCTGGCTTTGCTTTGCCAGTTACTGGGGCTTTTAAGTTGCCACCTGTTGCTCTGTTGTACTTGGCTCTGCCTTTAGCAGTTAACCCAGCACCTTTAGACGCAGGCAGTTTCTCACCTCGGCCAACAGATAGCCGAGGTTCTTTTTTCTTAGTTGGCATTATGCACCTATGAATTAGGACTAATGATTGCAGTGCGATCGGTGGCAGGTGTTGATTTAGCGAGCTCAAGCTCTTTGTAACCAATGTCTGCGCGTACTTCTGAATCGAAGTCTTTGCGTTCTTCAGCACTGTAAGACGCAGCAACACTTGCTTCAGCTTTAGCTTTATCAAGCTCAATGCGCGCTTGTTCAACCTGTGCTTTAAGCTGCAGTTCTTGTTCTTGCAGAGCAACTTTGCGCTCTTCAAGTTCCATCTGCTTCATCTGCATTTGCATCTGCATTTCAGCTGCTGGATCTGGCTGAGGTGGCTCAACTTTGTCAGGTGAAGTGAGGTATGTGTCGACGTCCTTAATTCCAGCATTAAGCATTGCTTGCCGAACCATGGCATATTTATTTTGTGCCGTGTAAAACGGCTGTATGCCTGGATCTTGAGAAAGCATTGCGTGAAGCTGCTGAAACTTCTGAGCTTCGCGTTCAGTTTCGCCATAGCCAAGTTTAAATGATACTTCAACGTCTTTACGCTCTGCCCAGTCTTGTGGATCGATCTGTACGTAGTTGCCTGCGACGTCGACTACTTTTTGATAGCTTTCGTTTTCAATTGCTAAACGATAAACTTCTAAAAAGAGTGGCTTTAAAAACCCGTTTGCAAAATTACGAGCAATGATTTTCGAACGCTGCTGTGAAAGGCTGACCAGATTTTCTACCATTGCAGCAGAGTTCTGTTTGCTGACAGCGTCCTTGTTCAAACCTTGCGAGAGCTTTGAAATGCCCGATGTATTTTCTGAGTCTTCTTCTAGCTGCATTATTGTTTGGAAAATAAATGGGTTTAGCTGATTTTGAAGAAGTGGCTGCACACCATCCGGGCGTGTAACATTTACAATACCGCCAAGGCGATTATCTAAAAGCTCACGAGGATTTGACAATGCGCCTTTTTGTACTAGGTATCTTGGATTTGTCGTTACAGACGCATGATCCAAGATTGAGCGCATTAATGCAGTGCGAGCATTTTGAGTAGGCATTAACTTATAAGCAAAGTTTTCGCCATGAAATGAATGCGGAACAGGTATTGGTGTAAAGACAATAAATGGCCTGCGATCTACTTCTTCTAAATCAAGAAGTGTAGTTCCAGCTGACACCACTTTGTACAAACGTGCTTCGCCATCACCTTCCATGTCTGCTTCAACGTATGACTCATAAACCACCACTTGCTTCATTTGCTCTTGGCGGTTGTGCTCGTCTGGTGACAGTTTTTGCGGGCCAACTTGCTCATGGCGATAATAGCGCTCAGAGTAATTTTCACCTAACGGGTCTTCGTCGCTTGCAATTGTTTCAACAACGTCAGGATCAAAGCCCATTGCAATTAAGTCGGCTTTGCGCATTGTGCGTCTATGCGCGACAAACCCATCTGTGACACTTTTAGACATTGGGTTGATGATGAATTCTTCTGGCGGCACGATTTCAATACAAACTTTAGATTTGTTGGTACTTTTGCGAATTACGCCCGACAGCAAACCGTCTTTATCATTTAGTGATTGGAGTCCGTCGACATCTCCATTAGCTATTAAACCGTCTAATTCGTCAGAGGTTAGATCTTCGAATTCTTCTTCGACTAGCTCAATGTTGTTGTCCCAGTACACTTTCGCAATACCATTGCGCGCCATAAGTCCGTCGTGAATAATATCTCTATAAATAGAAAAACCATCGTTTTGCCTATGAATGATGTAGTTGGTGTATGTCGTGCAGACACGGGCCATTTCGACATCTTCTGGACCTTGCGCAGAAAACTGAACTACGTCGGTTCCGGCAGAAAAAGTTTCTAGTAGAAGCGCTTTTAAGCCTTCAACGCCATCGTACACATCTTGTGAAACGTAGCTGCTGTTGCCGTTAGATTGGCGCTCAGGCAGTTCTGCGTGGTAGTAACGCAGCATCTGTTGCCGTTCATGGCTAAGATCGCCGTCGGAATATCCGATGGAGCCTTTGATCTCGTCTCTAACGAGACTGAGCAGCTCATCTTCACTCAGTGCTGTAAATGTCTCAGCCATTAGATTGCCTCGCTGTAATAATCGTCATAAATTTGAACTGGCTCCCAGCCTTGCTGGTGGCCATAGTTTGCAAACGCAAGTGACATAACGCAGTCATCATGGCAGCCTGCTTCAGCTTCCATGCCTCCAGTTTCTGTCTCAATGTAAGTAAGCATTTCGCGCAAAGTCACTTTGTCGTGGATTTCAAGTTCATCCATACGCAGTGAAGCTCTGAGCTCATTGATTACAAGTGGTTTGCTTTTTGAAGTAGTAGAGAAACCTAATTTAATGGTTTCTTTGTCGCTAATTTTGTCGACCACAATTTCTGTGTGAAAGTTTGAATAGCCGTAATCTTTATATAAACGGGTGCATGTCAAAAGACCATGCGAGTTGCTTTCACAAATAATGTAAGCGTCGTTAAAAAACTCACCTAAACGTAAAAGAACATCTGCAAAATAATCAGGATGCACATGGCCCCTAAATGTTGCAACGTGGCGTTTTTTGCTGTCTAGCACTTGTGCGACCGAATAGTCACCGCCTCTAATACCCATAGCGACGTCTGCACCAATTGTGTACATCTCGCCTGGGTCAACGTCGTTATATAGCGTTAGCTCGCCTCTTGGGTGTTTGACCCAAGTTTCATCTTCTAACGCCATGCGAGCTACAGGATCTTTAGCTTTTTCTAAAAACTCTAAAATCTGGTCTGGATTAAAAATAGGTCGACCAGAAGTTAAAAATGCTTCATCAGCATCTGACGGATATTCTTGCCTAAATAAATCAATACCGTTTTGCGCAACTTTTTTACGCCTAAACGCTAGCTGCTCATTTGTTAATTGGTATTTTTTTAGTAACTCTTCTTCTTCAGGCGTGTAGTCAGATCCGTATACCCACGGCTCTTGATATTCGTCTTGAATATACCAAGGCAAAAATACTGGGATAAAACCGTTTGTGCCTTCACAAGCGCCTTTCCACAAATCGTAGAATTTGCCTGAAACACCGTTAGCAGTAGACTCTATAAAAACGGCAGTGTTTGGCTTGTTTGGAACTGCCTGCATAATAGCGTTAAAGTTTTCTTCGGCAGTAGAATGAGACCAGAAAGCAAGCTCTGATAAGTGTGCAACAGTAACTGTTTCACCTCGAGCAACAGACTCACCACCAGCTGTAGCCACGACATAAGAGCTATCTAATATGTCAAAATTTAGCTCTCGTCTTGAAGAGTATTTAGTGTGTGGTTTTATAGGATCTGGGCAATTTTCATGGTAGCGCCTTGTCATATCGAACAAAGCTCTGGTGCTGTCGGCGTGGTGTGTCACAACTAAGCCACGTTGGGCTCTGCGTTGTGACAGCCACCAATAAAGCCAACCACCGACCATTGTAGACAAGCCCATTTGGCGGGCTTTTAGAATAATGACACGAACCTTGCCTTCGTTTTGAAGCTGCTCTTCGACTTTTTGCAAAAGATTTTGTTGTGCTTCGTTAAGTTTAAGGGCAGTTACGTCGCCGTCTTTCGTTCTAATTTTGAGTACGTTTTTGGAATAAAATCCAAAGTCATCCCTCAATTGCTTCCTGATCTTCTGTGCTTTCGCTGTTGTCATCTAGACTTGCCAGCCACTCTTCAGCGACCGCCTTTACTTCATGCTTGTTCACGGGCTTCTGCTTGGTGAACTCCAAAAGAGCTTTTGCTGCACCAGCTTTTGTGGTTGCAGCATCAGGTCCTTCGGCGATCTCAAGCAAAACTGTGACAGCACGTTTGGCAATATCGTCATCTGACGGTAATAAACCTTGTTCAATCATTTGCTGTACTTTCTGTTCTGCTTTAACTCGTAATTGTTCACGAACTTCAGCAAGTTTATCGAGTTGGCGACCCCAGCCATCTGGTACTCCGACTGGTCTATGATTTTTTGCGCCTACTGTTCGAAGGTGCTCCAGATGTCTTTCCCACCTTTCGCCGCCCTCTAGTTTCATCCGTTTTATCGGATGCATGTGCATGTTCTTTTCCGTCCATGCTGGCTTTATCTGGGGTGCCGCTACTAGGCGTTTTGACTTCGGGTTTAGGTGCGCTTTCGGTTTGTCCATTTTGAACAGCTCCTTGCAGCACTGCTGCCATGTAGTTACGCACCACCATATATGTTTGTGCTGCGCTTTTTACTAAAGATGCTGGAGGCATAGAGTTAATAAACTCTTGCCCCATGTTAATTCGCGCTTGTTTTGTAAAGCGCTCATCTTTCATCATTTGGTCAAAAACTTCGATAAGCTGATATAGCTCGTAAGATTTCAATTTGCTCTCCTTAGGTATTTTATGACAATGCGTAGAAGTTCGGTTCTGCTTCTTGTCCGAATGTCATTGATTTTTGCTGCTCAATTTGCTGCAGCACGTCTGCCATTGGGCGCTCTGCGGTTTGTGAGCCTTCTGGTGTCGTTATGTTGTAACGAACAGACATTGAGTTTGGATCTAAGCCGTTTGCCTCAAGTATCTTTTGATAAATAGGCTGGCTTGCGATCTCTCTCAAAATCTGCCAGTAAAGCTGGCGCATAAGTTCGCCATTTTTAGCGTGCACAGCAAAAGCATCGTGTGTGTGCATAAAGCCTGTTGCTCCGTTAGCACGAAGACGTTTTGCAAGCTCGCGTTGAACGTAAGCATCCAAAGAGTGGTTCAAAAACGCAGCAAAGCCAGTAATAGCTTTCTTGTCTTCAAACACAGGAACAGCAATGTTCTTGTCTTTATCTATGTTCCATTTAACGCGCTTCTTTGCACTGTCTGGCAATTTGCCTGTGTAGACAGCAACGTCTCCGTCTGGAAGAGGAACACGCACAGCAAACATATCTTGCCCTTGCATGTTGTACATTGTGCTAGCAATTGACTTTGCGACACCCTCTGCCATCGCCGCGCCTGGGAACCGTGTGTCGAACTGCAACTCAAGATCGTTCTGAATTTGCTTCAAACTGTCTTTGATTTGCTGCGGCCATTGGCCACCCTCGTCACGCTCGGCATATGCTGGCACTGACTTTGCTATCTCATCTGCACCAGATTTGAGTGCTGTGAGCTTAACTTGGCCATAACTGCGCCGATTACTAATAAATTTCTTAGTAATTTTGCGCGTTTTAGTTTGTGGCAAGTCAAGTGCACGCTGAAGATACTCGGCACCAGGGCGATACAAATCACCACCTGGGCCATCTGGGTCCATTGGTCCAATGTTAGTTTCTTGGGCCAAATTGGCGTCGCCAGTAAGCACCGCGTGTAGCTGGTATGAAGATGATGTTCCGTCAAACCAAACAGGATAGCTTGATCTAAAGTCCGACAAAGCCTGTTGAGACTCTGGCATCATAAAGAGTTCGCTTGATGGGATCTTTTTAGCACCTGGCACTATGTTTTCCAGATAAGATCTCATGCGCCCTAGTTCGATAGCTGCGCGTTGGATTTCAAAGCCATGGTCAGCGACGTCAAACAACGCGTGGTTCTTCTGATAGAGTGTTGTGCCACTTTGCTTGTCAAGGAACAGCTTTGGTGTGCCTCCGCGTGTGTGGCTGAAGACATAGCTACCATCTTGACCATAGGCATTTACCAAATAGTCAATAAGAGGCATGTCTAGATCCGACTGCGGAATAGCATCGCTAGCTGGGCGACCAGCAAGCTGCATATATT